TCTCTGTCATTCCAATCAATAGGATAAGGCACCACATCCACAGCCCTACTAGGATTAGAGTTGTGACGACCATTGGGGTATCTAACTTTAGTTTTCTTTTCTGAAAATAATCTGTTTTGTCTTTCTTCATTTCTATAACCTTCTATTACACTGCAATCAACATGTTTAATTACTTCATTAAAAACTTTTTGTAAATCTTCATGACAAGTTGCAAGTTTTTCTTTTGATGTTTTTCCAAATTTAGCCATTATTTGCCTCCTGTAGACTCATAGTCTGAACCTGCATCCATATTAGTCATAGTTGCATTATTTGTATTAGAAGACATGTCATATACTGTTGTTCCATTAGCATGTTCTAATCCATCTCCCATTCTATACCATGCTTTTAAATTACTAGAAAATGATGATTCCATATGATTAAATGGCTGTCTTCCGTTATATATTGTTTGAATTTCTGCGTGGTTTAATGCTTTATCATATATAGTTACTTCTGATAACTTCATTGGGTAAGTTGCTGTAGTTGTATCTGTTCTATAAGAAGCTATAGACATATTTCCAGTATTTGACAATGTATGTGCAGTTTGGTCAGCTTCATTGTCATATTCACCATTAATATATCCTGTGCTAGTTCCAAGGTCTTCTTCTTCACCACTAGGCCTAGTAGAAGAAAACGCAATATGAACCCATTGGTTTTTAAAATTATCCATATTAATAGTGCCAGTATATGAACCACGATAATCAGTATTTATTTTATTAAAATAATGCATTTTAGGAGGATTGGCAGTATTAAAACACCAATTCCATCTTTTGTTATCGCTTTCCCATTTACTAAGAATACGAACATCATGAAAATCAGGTGCTTTTATCCAAGCTGTAAATGTAAAATCTCCAGTAGTTATATGATTTGTAGCTGTTGCATCAATTAAATCATTAGTTCCATCAAAATCTATACAATATTCATCTCTAAATGAATCTCCACTCATCATTATTTTTTTTGATTTAAACATTAATCTTTTACAAATCCAAGTCTTAATGTTATAGTTGCACCATTATAGTCATTAGTTGAGCTTGTTATACCATAAGCATATAAACTTGTACTGCCTGATGCAGCTTTAACTATTGCTCCTATATTATCTTTGCTAAATACTCCAAAATAACCATGGTCAGTAACATATGTAATATCTGTAATACAACATATCCCATCTAATACTGCTCTAGTAGATGTATCAGCTCCTATTGCATCACTTACAGAACCTATGCTAGTTGAATCTGATGTAATAACAAGTTTAAATCCTCCTGTAATATTGGCTCCATCTCCACTTGCATCTGTTGAATTATCTGTTACTATTGCTACTACTGATTGTAAAATTCCTGCACCACCATTTACAGAAACTGCATATGGTATTTCAGTTACATCAAACATTAAATCTCCACTTGTTCCATCTGAAGTCAATGTTGCTGAAATGTCAATTAAATCAACATCCATTTTGTTGAGTTTTTCTTGTACTGAGTATTGTTGTAGTTTTGTTTTTGCCATATTATCCTCCTGCCCTAAGCACTGGCTGTGCGTGAACGAGCTTGTTAGTTATTATTATCTTATTCCATGAGAGCCAGGAACAGTTATTCTCATTCCACTCACTTTACTAGTCTCATGTTTTTCTATCATTTTTTTAAATTCTTTCATTAAATATTCTTTCATATCGAATTGACCTGCATCTTCTGCTAATTTAGCTTTTACAAAATAAACTAAAGCTTTAGATAAATATGTAGGTAGATTTAACACAGAAGTTTCATCTGTTAAATTTTCTGTACCAGATAATACATATTTAATTTCTAATCCATTAGCTACAGAACTTGTTGGAGATTTCCATTCTTGTCTTGCAATACCAGGAGAAAAATCTCTACTATCTACATTATTATCAAATGTAGTATCTTTTTCAACGATAGCAAGTCTGCTACCTTCTAAGTAATATGCATATTGTTTAGTTGTAGCCATTATACGTTATCCGAATCTTTTACTGTTGGAGGTCTCATTAATCTTGGTATACTTCTATATTCATCTTTTGAATTTAAATGATTTTTACATCTTATATCAAGAACTTTAATTAAATCAGAAGGATAATCGTAAAACCTTTTATCTTCTGTTATATTTTGTTTTTGTGCACTAACATGAACTTCTGTAAGCATAGCTATTTCTTCCATACCATCTTTTACATAAGCAATAACTCTACCAGTTTGATTACTTCCAACTCTTTCCATAAATTCTTGTAATTTCATAATACCTCCTAAACGTTTTGTATTATAGCAGCTATTTTAACATATGCAGTTTTACTACCATTACCAATTGGGGCTCCTGCACTAACAACACAAGTTCTAGCATGTAAATTATCTACAGTAGTATTTGGAGCTTTAAGCATAAAAATTTCTCCACTTTCTATAAGTAATGCATCAGGAGTGTCATTAGCTAAAGCTACTCCATCAAATGCCAAAAGTATTCCTTCAGTAGTAGAAACTCCCATTGTAGAATCTGTATAACCTGTATGTTCTATAACTAAATATTTTACTTTATCACCAGAAGCTACGTCAGCTGCTGTAGTTGATGGTCCTAAAAAACTTTCAGTTGTTCCTATTAAATCTGCAGAAGAAGTAGTCACATTTTTTTCTGCATAAATCCAACCCTCTCCTCCAGATGTAGCGTTTGTTAAATTTGGATTTAAGTAATCAAATTTACCAGACATTTTTGTTTTGATACTATCTAGCAATACACTTGCTGACATTCTTCCTTTGGCACTATCCGCCATATTCTTCTCCTTCCTGTTGTTGTGGCATTTCTTCTCTAGGAGCTTTAGCTCTTACGTCATCTTTAGTTGGTTTTTGTTGCTGTGCAATACCAGCAATACCAGCATTATATTGATTCATAAGTCTTACATATTGTTCCATATACCACTTATATTTTGTCATTTTTTCTGTAATAAGTTGACTATATTCTGTTATATAATACTGATACCTATAAACCTTGCTTCTATATTCAGAAGCTTGAGCTTGAAGTTTTCTATCAGCATTTTTTGTTAAAGTTTCTAATTCTGAATCAAATTCTTTTAAATCATTATTATAATCTTTTTCTGCTATATTTAATTTTTCTTTAAATAAATCTAAGTTCTTTTCAAACATATTTATTTGCCTATCAAATGCTTCTAAATCATTAGAACTTAGAGATGATAATACTCCACTAGTATTTAAATCTGGACCCATATTAGGTGCAACATAAACAGGCAGACTGGGTATTTTAACATCATTCTCTTCATTTGCAGAATCATAAAAAGGTATATCATCTAATCCGTAATTTGATGCATTAGGTGCAGTAGGCATATTATTTTGTATTTCAGCTGCAACAGCTTGACAAGTCATTGCAGAAGCATATAAAACAACTAAATGTTCATATTCATCAGGCAACAAATTATCAGCAGTATCATTAGTATGTGCTATAGTTGGATAATTTATTTGACTTATTAAAGCTTGATTATTACTATCCGTTGGAGCTGGTAATACATATACTTTTCCATTTAAAGTGTAATAGCAAGGATTAAACCTGCTTCTATAAGATAAGCTTTCAGTATCTGTTGCCAAATATCTTAAACTAGCTGGAATAGGCGTAGCAGGTCTTACATCTGTAGTACTATTATTTTCTCTAACTACTGAAAGTAATTTGCCTGCTACTGCTGTACCAGCATTATCAGAAACAAGTGTTTCTGTTGCAAATTTAAACGCTTCATCAGGTTTTATATTAATTATTTTATTAATTAAATCCTTAGCTCCATCTGTAAGAAATGTTGATAACTCCGTTGTAGTTGGAGTTGTTCCAGTTGATACAGATGTTATACCTTCTATTTGTGCTTGAAAATTAGCCATATATTACCCTTATACACTAGCTACAAATAATTCAACATCTATAGCATTACCACCAGGATTTACTTGAATACTTCCTAAATCAGCCATTGTTCCAAAACTAGGGCTAGTATCTGCTTCTGCTAACATTAAAGCTTCTGGATTTCCTAAAATGTGGCTTTCTCCAGCTGCTAATTCAACTTGATATAAAGTAGCTGCTCCTACAACAGCTAATTCTAAAGCATTAGTATCATCTTTATTTGTAACTCTTATATATTTGCAATCTTGCAAGTCTACAGCTCCTGCAGCCCCATGAACATCAGCATTAAAACTTAATATTGTAGTTGTGTTACTAGCTGGGCATGTAACTATTCTTTTAAATATTTCATCTATACTAGCAATAGATAAAGTATTAGTTGCTCCTTGTTGAGCACCATTTAAGCTTACACTTTCTGTAATAGTAACAGTCATTGTTGCATTACTTATTGTTGTTGCCATTTAATTTAAACTCCTTAATTAGGAGCCTACCTCTCTTTTTGGAGAAACAACCAAGAAGAAAGGCAGACTCATTATTTATTTACGGTATTCTATTAGCCACTAAATGGTGTTGCCGCTGTTCCGTTTGTGCCATATACATTGCCCCAAACAACCCAACCTACACCAACGACTGCTCTGCAATTAACCTCAGAACCTAATAATCCACCAGTAGTTGTAGCATTCAAAGTAATGATATTATTACTAGTACCATTAGCTGCGAATCCATCATCAGCATCTACTTGATGTACTGCTAAAGTTCCTTGATAATAATTACCAGAAGAATCATTAGAAGTGATAGTTATATCACCACCAGCATCATTAGCCATAATGAATTTATATTCTAAACCATTAAGCTCATCTGTAATAGCAGGAAGTACTATTGCACATGCGTTTGAATCAGCTATGTGTATTACTCCACCTTCAGAACCGTCTAAAGTAACGCCAGCAGCGATTTTCAAATATCCTTTACTTTGAACTACACCACCTAAAACATTACCATCTTTTTCTTGTCCATACATTGGAATTGCCATAATTAACCTCCTTATGTCCAGATAGCATGAGATTCAGCCATTGACCATTCCATGCCACCTTCAGTTAGAATTAAATCTACTCTACGGTCAACCCCTGAGTTCTCTAAAGTTTGAACTCCTACGTAGACTGAAGTGTCTCTGTTAATGCCATTACCTACTAATGGTCTATATGCACAGTTTTTCATATTAATACCAAGCATTTTAACTTGAGTACCGTCTAAGTGAATATTTCTTGCAACATTCATATCACCATAAGGTGTTGAGAATGTAGTAATATCTACTCCAAAGACTTTCTTTTTGCCAGTTAAAGCAAAATCAGCTGTGTACATAGCACCTCTATTATCAGTAGCATTACCTAATGATAAATTGTTATGCATGTATCCACCTAATTTGTGCATCCAGTTATAAACTGCTGTACTAACAAAAAATACTGTAGCAGCACTATTGTTATATCTTGGGTCAACATAGTTAGACATATCATCTAAAAAGCTATCAGCTGTTTTACTAGCTGTATCTAAACTAAATGTATTACCATATTGAGTGATATAATCAAGAGCACCTTGAGTATAGTTTATTCCATTAGTTGAATCTTCGTATTGAGACCCAAATAATAATGATGTTTCAATATCATACTTATGTTCTATTAACTTTTCTCTCCAGACTCTAGCCCATTCATTAGCATCATATTTTAATGAAGTTGCTCTAGCTGTGTTAGTCATAGCACATGAAGTTTTCCATATTTGAGTTACACCATGATTGCTTGAGTAAGGCTGGTCTACCCATGTTTCAGGATATCCACTTCCTTCTTTAAAAGCACTACCAACAACATATGTTCTAGCTTGCTCTAGGTTACCAGTTGCGTCAGTTCCAATAGATTTATCTGATACTGCTTCATCACCATCTGCGTTTCCTGGACTGAAATTATCTGTCCACCAACCAGCGTAATCAACATAAGATGAATCTGATGCTTTAACAACTTCGCAAGTTACAAGAGCAGGATATTTAGAATCGATAGCTGCACCACCTTGTGGCGAAGTATCAACTTCTTTTATTCTGCATAACATATAACTTTTACCCCATGTAGCACCAGAATCTTGGTCTGCTTGCATAGTAGGTATTTTTATTACTTGACCAGGAAGAAAAAATTGTGGTGTAGTGCCACTAGCACCTACATCAATTTTCGAACTGGTATTTCCGTACACGTTTTGTACATTTCCCTGGTAATTGTAATCACTCGCCATATATAATTTTAGAGTATCACCAGCTTCTACATTTGAACCTGTTCCACCATCATTATATGCTTCTAAAATGGCATTAGTAAAATCGTCAGCACCATCGCTTCCAATATATCCCATTACATAAGCATATCTTTTATGGAAAGAACTTCTCTTTTCAGTAAATTTGAATTGAGGGTCATCAGTAGGTTTTTTTGCCACTTTACTTACAAAGCGGAAAAAAGGGTCTTGTGCAATTGATAATTCTGATACTCTGTCACCAAAATTGTACTTTCTTCTTACATCACCTGTAGCAAGATTAGTACTGGTTCCAGGACCACGACCATCAAAAGCAGAAACAGTTAAGTCTGTATTAGGCGTAATAACGCTTAAATAATCTTTAGCCATTAGACCGTCTCCTTCTAATTAACTCTCTATCAGCTGTGCCTAAGCACCTTCAAGTAGAGTGTATTAATTTGGAATAAGTCTATTACCGATGAATAGATTCTTATCCAAACATATCATCTAGGCCACCATCAAGTCCTTTTAAAGCATCAAAGATGTCATCATCTTTACTAGATACTTGACCTTGACTGTTGGCACCACTTTGGCTTACTGGAATATCACGAACATTCTTCATCTGATTAAGCATATCTTCTTTTGTTGCATTAGCAACATTTTGGTTAACCTTTCCTTTATTAACAATCATGTACATATCGTCAAATGTCATTCCTTCTGTTTGAAACTTGTGTTGAGCTTCTTGAACAAAATTCTTAAACTCTTGAGCAGTTAGTCCATTTCTTTGCATAAATTCAGCAGCATTACTTTGCAATCCAGCTTTATAATCAGCCTGTGCTTTTTGTCTTTCTTGAATAGCAACAGTTTCATTAACCCTTCTTGCAGCAACACCATCAACCATTTGATGAAATGCTTTAGCAGAATCAGAGTCAGGTTTATTTACAACATCATCCATATCAAATTCAAAGTCATCATCTAACTTTAATTGTTCTTTGATATTTTTTGGGACAGAGCCCCCATCTTGTAAGTAATCTCTAACGTGATTTACTAAGCCGCTATCTTTTTTCATCGCTTCTAACACAGGAACGTAAGGTTGCAACTCATTGAGTTGGGCTCGCATTCTTTGAGCTTCACGACTGGAATCACTATAGCGTTTCTTTAATGTCTCTAATTCAGACATCTCAGAACCTTGTGATACCTGTTGCCCAGCCTGTTCTACTTTATTAGGGCTCTGCTGAACAGAGGTTGCCTCATTTTGAACATTTTGTGCATTATCATCTTGAATACCGCTGTTAACGTCATTTTCAAGAGATGTGAAGAAATCATCACTATCGGAGCCGAATACAGTATCTTCTACTGAATTTGGGTTACCTTGAGTATTTTCTTCCATATTTATTTCTCCTTAATTTAAATATTTAATTTAATTCTAAAAATTTCTATTTTGCAAATCATTATTTTCTTTTTGCATTTTTTCTTTTTCTTGAACTGCAGGTTTGTTTTCAGTATCTAAAACTTTTCTCAAATGTTTCATTTGTGCTTTAGTTTCAAGTTCTTCTTTTACAATATTACTTCTTGAGTCATGTGTCTGCTTACTAATTTCAACAGATTGTTGCATAACTTTGTTTTTAATACCAGCTTGTACTAGCTGTCTTTGCAATGTTTCTACAGTTCCAGATAAATCTTTTATTTGTTCTTCTTGAGATTGTAATTGAGATTGTTGTTGTGCTACTACAGATTTACGTTGAGCAATACTTTCTTTATTTCTTACATCTGTTTCAGCAAGAACAGCGATGTCATCAACAACTCCTAATCTCATTAATTCTTTTAATTCTGATAAATAAGCCCATCTATTAACAGGCAATGTAGAACCTGATATTATTCTAATATCAAATTTAGCAGATTCATAGTCTCTCCATTTTCCTATAACTCTTCCCAAGTCATTATACATTGGAACATTTATTTCAATTTGTTTTTCTTCTTGTAATGCATTTGGCTGAACTATTCTAAATACTTTATGTGCTGTATACACACCTTGTGAATATTGTTTTATTACTTCTCCTAATTGTTTTAATCCAGGTTCAATGCAATGTTTTAACCAATATTTAACTCTTCTAGTTCCATATTCATCCATAGCTAACATACCTTTATAAGGCATTTCTTTTGTAGCTCCTGTATCTCCCTGCATAGAAGAATATATACCAGCTAAGTATTCCATATCTTGTTTACCAGTTTGAGTTAAACTAAAAAATGCATTATTTAACTGAAATGGTTGTACTGGAGTAGGGGGTGTATATCCTTGTCTCATAGGTAATAAAGCTCCAGGTGCTGATGAATATTTTTCCCAATAGTCTGTATCAATACTGCCTTCTTCATACATCCATCTTAATGATGAACCAAGAGAAGCATTGTGTATCATAAGCTGATGTGCTTTATTCATTTCTCTTTGTTTTCCAATTAAGGGAGAAACTGCACTCATAGGGAAAGGTGTGCCTGTCCATTTATAATGAAATGGAACTATAGGATAATCTTGTATTGGCAGATATTTTTCATATAACATTTTATCTCCAACTACACAACATAACTTTATAACAGTTTTATGAAATTTTATATTATCTACAAGATTTTTTTCAAATGTTTTATCTTTTAATAATAAATTAAATTCTTTTTCTGAAACAACTTTATTATCCATTTTAGAATATTCTTCTTGCAATCTATGTTCTATTTCTACAGCATATGATTGTAATTGATTAGCCATCATATCTTCTTCTTTAGTCATTTCTAATTGCATTCTTTCTGGTAACATTTCTCCAGCTTCAACAGCCTGCTCCATTTGTAATGATTTTTCTTTTAAAGAAACTTCCATTTCAATTCTCATTTTTTCAACTTCTATTGCAGCCATATTTTTTATTTCTTGAATTTTGGCTTCATCTGGTGGAATTTTATAAAATACATTCATATAAGCTACTTTTTCTTTTTCATAAAGCTCATAAAATTCTACTAACTCATTTTCTTTCTGACTATATATAGAATTATTAGAATCCATATCTTTATAATGAAAATCAGCTTGTTCATTATCTATAGTTTTTTCTGAATAATTATCATAAGATTCTTGATTAGAAGATGCTGCCATTATTTTTCTCTTGCTGTCAGGGAACAATTGGACTAGGTGTCCTTTGGGAAGTATTTTGCGGATGAGTATGTAGGCAGCATCTCTAAATAAAATATCTCTTGATTTATTATCAACATAAATATCAAATGGGTCTGGTTGTTGTATAGATATTTCTCCCATACCTCTATCAGCATCAGGGTCTACAGTAACAAGCAAATAACCTAAAGATTTAGTAACAGCATCATTTACAGCATTTGAGAGTAACGTATCTCCATTAGAATAACTCCATATATAATCTGCTATATCTGAAAATACAGCTGCTACATCAGCATCATCTCCAGTTACTCCAACAGCTTGCCATCTTGGTTTATTTGCTGTAGCATAAAAATTTAACATTTCTACAACAGGTGTTATTCTATTAATTGTAAATGTAGGCATTCCTTGTTCTTGCAAAGAAACTTTTTCTTCATGACTTAATTGATTATCATTTGCAAAATCAAATCCTTTTTGATTTATATATTCCCATTGAACTCTATTATCAGTTTTAGAAAACTCATATATTTGTTTTACTTTTTCTGCAACTTTATCTTTTCTTTTAGCCAAGTTTAAACTCCTGCTTTGTATTTATTATTTGCTTTTTTAATATTATTAGATTTTTTTATTTTTTTAGAATATTTTCTTCTAACATTTCCTGTAGATAACGAACTATTATCTTTAACACTTAAATCTTTTGTTGTTATAACTGATTTACTCACTATTCTTCTAATTTTTTTAATTCAGGCATACCGCCATATGTATTTTGAAATGTTTCTTCAAACCCTTCTTGAAGCTGAGCATCATCATTCATATATTGTTGTTTAAACTCTTCATCAGTTAAATATAAAGGAGGAAGTTTATTTGTTACAGGGTCTTGAGCAGCCATCTTAGAAGCTAATTTTTCAGCACCCATATCAATAACGTTTCCCATATTTTCTCCAAATTTACTAACCATTTCTATTGCAGGTTTTACAACTCTTCTATATCCTACACTTTCACCAAATATATCTCCAACTCTTTTCATTTGTTTTAAATTAGTCATAACAATATTATCTAATATTTCTAAAGATTCATCATAAAGAGATTCTCCTAAAGGTCTATCATTGTTAGCCATATCCTTTACTGCCTCAATAACAGCGTTACCACTATTTAATCCTGTAAAATTTAAATTACTTTTTGAAGCATCATGTAGTTTTTCTAAATAACTACTATCAATACTTGCAAATTCATGATTTAAATCCTTTAAAAGATTTACAGATGATTCAGCATCAAAGGTTGAATTAGAATTATATTTTTCAAAATTGTCAGCAATTTGTTGAGTTTTTAAAGCTTGGTCTGCTGTAAAAGCTTGAAAGTCATTTATAGATTCTGAATATGGGCTTGTTTGAACATCTGAGCTTGTTTGGAAATACTCGTCATCTGTTATTGAACTTGCATCTATATCTGTACTTGAAGGAAGCTCTATTGTTCTAGCAAAATCCAAACCTCTGCTACCATCAATACCTTTCATACCACTAACAGCTCCTCTTTCAGAAGCTAAATTTACCATTGCTTTTTGATATAAAGATTGATTAGGATTGCTATAATCTATATTAACTTCACCTGAATCATTTAGTTGTGCTTCACTATTTGGCCAGCCACTAGTAGTTTTAAAATTGTCAGTAATAAATGCTGCAATTTCACGATTAGATATTTGATTAATAGGTTTACCTAATATTTTTTCCATATCATTTGGTGTTAATTGTCTTTTATTTAATAAATAATCATTTAGTTCTTCAGGTTTTAATTCTCTCATATTTTTACTATAAGGATTTACTGAAAAATAACTTCCATTTTTTTCCATTATTTGATTAGCCATAATTACTCCTTTAAGCTATAACCCAAGATTTAACTTGAGGTCTTTTTTTATAAAATCTTCCCTTCTTTTCTTCTTTGATTCCAATCGGTGGATTAGCATACTTACATGCATAAGCTAAAGCATCTATTGCATCATCATGTCCCATACGAGGGCCGAAGGTTATTATTTCGTGCTCTAAGTCATACTGCTCTTTTTTAAGATGTATCTGACCTATTGCAAATCTTTGTGCTAGTATCTCTTGTATTCTATCTCTTTTACTCATTCGAGTTCCAGGTTTTTCTTCTTTAAATCTAACACTAAAATCGTTTCTCCTTCTAGTTTCTGCTCTAAGAGCCTGAAATACAGGTTTAGACATTGTCGTATCTTCTACTACAAATAAACTGGGATGGTATATTGAAGAATAATCAAACATGTAATCTACTATGCCTTTATTCCTCTCTCCTGGTATTCCTAAAACAGGTATACCTCTTTTTCTCAGATAGTCTAAAACATATATGTTATTATCTGCATCCACCCCAATTGCAAGTAATACACTATAGTCAGCATCTCTTCTTTGACTATCTGTCGCTGGGTCGACTCCAACAAAAACATTTATAGGCTTTAATTCTCCATCTATGTTTACAAAACATAAATCTGATTCTTCTTCATAACTGAATGAGCCTTCCCAGTATTTTATATGATTTCTTGTAAATATTGAATCATCAGCACTTTGAACTTCCATCATATATTCTTGGTAAAATTTATATGGCTGTCCAGAATCAGCATAAAACTTTTTCTTTCTTTCCATTTCTTTTTGACCAAACCAACTATTCCATAACATAGTTCCGTCTGATAATATTGCTTTTTTAAGGACTACATCCCAAGAAAATTCTTTGCTCTCTTTAACAGATTTTTCATAGTTGACGATGAGATTATTGATGAAACTATCATAATGCACAGGTGTACCGTTAATACGAAGCCTGCCAGTACCAGGCTCAAGAGCTGGGAAAACCACCGCAGTAATAAGGTTACTGTTCTTAGCTCTCGCTTCAGGGGTAATTGTGTTGTTTTCATCTTCAAAATCATCCAGTATTATTAAATCATATCTTTTATGTAGTTTAGCACCGCCTCTTATTCCTGAAATATTAGACTTGGAAATCAGCTTACAATTGTTTTTAGTTTCAACATCTGTTTCTGTCCATTTTGTGCCTTTAAGACTACCGAAATAATACAAAATTCTTTCATTAAACTCCAAATGATATTTTATATAATCCATATTTCCTGTCGCAAGTTTAGCAGTTGCAGACACCCAACCATAGAATAAAGGTTCTTTTGCAAAACAAAAAGATTGCAATATATCACATTTAGTTAACACAGTCTTGCCATGACCCCTAGGCAATATAATAGCTGTTTGTCTTTTTTCTTTATCTGTAATAGTATCGGCAATCTCATAATGAAATGGAGGAGTTTCAGAACGCATAAAATCGTCTTGAAGAAATAGTTTACCAAATGCAATTAAATCTTTACTTGCTAATAATAAAGCTTCCTCCTCCTTAGATACATTATGAAAATTGACGTTAGCCACTAGTATTTCTTTTTAGTGCTTTTATTTTTTTTAGTCATTTTCTTACCAGTTCTTTTAGCATACTTCTTAGCAGCAGCTTTACCTTTTTTTGTGTAAGAAAACTTTTTACCTCCAACTTTTGGCATAATCACCTCCTACTTTTTTTTCTTTTTACTTTTTTTCCAGCCTTGCTTCATATTAGCATAAGCTTTTTTAGATATAGTTGTATTCTTTTTAGAACGACTAATACCTTTTTTCTTTCTTCTATTTATATTTTTTACTAAAGACATTATATCTCCTTATAACTATTTCACCATCAAATCTATCTATTATTAATTGCATATAATCATCTCTCCAAAATTTACAACCTTTATTAATTATATTGTCAGGAACTTTTTTAGGAGCATCCCACCAATTGCATAAATTATTTTTATAAAGAGCACAATCTAAACAATTATTCTGACTCAATTTCTTTAGGCCTTTCGGCTTCTTCAATCATTTTATCTGTTAGTCCTTGAAATGCAATACCTGTTACTTGTTGTACTTTAGCAGATGTTTTATCTTCAAGGTCCATAATATCAGATAATTTAAATAAAGCTTTTAATCTAGTATCATCTTTCTCACTAGTTTGAGCTACTATTTTAATATTTTCTAATACAAACTTTTCGTCAATATCAAGTTCTTGTAATATAGGTTTTAGTTCTTCTTTCACAGCAGTTTTTACCCTCTCTGTTTTAATTAAATTTACAGCTTTCATTCTAGCATATCTTTTATTATTTGTAGGAAAGGCTTTAACATAAGCATCTTCTGGAGATAAACCTTGAGATATATATTGAACAAACAATTCTTCATTAGCAGTCATATCTCTTCTATTTTCTACAGCTTGTTCAGGAGTAGCATTTCCACTAAAAGAATAGATATTAATTCTTTTACTCGTATCCATTTTAATATTATCAGATACAGGAAATGTACCTGTGCATGTTCCTACATATAATTGCTCACCATTCTTTCTAAGCATACTACCTTTTCTAAGTATTTGAATAATGCATTCATCATCAGCTAATACCCAATCTCCTACATTAGCTTTACGCCAATTATCTAAAACTTTAATGTCAGGATGTACTTCTTCTATAGTATCATAGACTATATGTTTTATATTTTTTACTTTATATTTTCTCATGATTCAGCAACTTCGTATAAACAATCAAATAGTTTTAAAGTTTCTTCATCCCAATATTCTTCTATATAATCAAAGTTAGTATCTATAGGTCCAGCGTTTGAATCTTTTACTATAGACTCTGATATATACTCAATAACACCATTATCTTCATTATAGGCAATTTCAAGTTTATATATATAAAGTTTATCGTCAGAAGCTTTTTTTTCTTTATCTGATTTCTTTTTATTAGCCATGATTAAATATAATTAATTGTGAACAAATTCCCAAATAAATTTGTGAACTACCTAAATAAAAGCTACATGCAAATCAGTGAGTACGCAATGTTGACTGTCAACGTGCATCATAACTTTCATTTAGATAGACTCCTCCCCCTGTGTCTAAAAACTTTAATTTTAAATTTCACTAAGGCCAGTACTCTAGGACCCATACCTAAGCTTATATTAAAACACTTTGTGGAACTATTGGGGACAAACTCTTTATCCTATTTGGAGAGCAACCCAACTTCTGAACCTTAAAGCAGAACGATTTGCACGTGTACTTAAAGGCTGATATATTATAAAATTTCTAACATGTTCCGTAAATAACTTACTGTAGCTTAATTCCAAATGCAAGAAAAAAAGGTTAACTTTCAAAAATTGTAGGATTTTAGTGTATACCCTATAATTGTAAGGGGGACGCTATGAAAATCTTTTTCTATATGCAGAATTAGGTTATTTTTCAATTCAAATAGGACGAAAAAAAATGGAAACGAACATTCAAATATTCAAATGCTACTTCAAACTTATCACGTGGAACAATGGCACTGAGTCTTGCTATGCTTATACTACAACACCTAGCTACTCTTGCACATTCAAGCTGAACGGAGAAACACATACTTCGAACATCAGCGTCAGAATGCCCAATGCTGAAAAGAACAAGAACGCTCCTCAGATTACCAAATGGCTGAGCGATGAACAAGGCAAAGCTTATCCCAAAGACATAGCTGATTTACATAGACAGGAATATGGCGACATAGCTTATTTCAAATATGATACTGAGCAAATGTCCTTTGAGCTTATCAATCAGCAAGAATTTGATAGCCTTACAGCTGAGCAACAAGCAACTCTTGGCTCTAGCACACACGCTTTCGTCTAGTTATCGGCAACGTTCAAGGCATAGTTATCTTCGCAGGTAGCTATGCTTTGCTACGTTCCATTACTATAAAACAGACACACATTATATAAATAAACAGCACCTAAACAATTAAAGGAGATTTCTATGTTCATTAAAGAATTTAAATCATTGTATAAGCTCTATACTGATATCATTTTACACGTAATATTTATAGCCTGTGTAATATGTATAGTAATACTTTCTTGCAAGGTAATTAACTATATTTATTTCATAGCTCTATAACAATTAGAATTGGGTGGCAAGAGTTGTTGATAGCACTATAAGGCAACTTAAAGGCATATTGCAAGGGAGCATAATTCTTCCTGCCACTCGACGTGCTACAAATTTAGAATTAAACTTGGCTATATACACAACATAACAAAAACCCATTGGTTGGGGCCTAGCGTAAAACCTAGTGATGATGTAAAAGGAATAAGTAATGGCAATTATTTATTCTCCTATCCAAACCTACAGGCATCTTGAAAGGTATTTTGTGTGTTAGTCACGAGAGTAAGATAACGAGGAACTAGGAGAGGAGGTGTCTCAATGGAGACGTGTAGTTATCTTATTCGCTTTCATTTGGGAGTCGAGAGAAGATACCGTAAGGTCTTACGAGGGTCTAGCTTAGCTATTAGCTAATAGACATATCACGCTGCCTTAGCATTTATGTCTCCTTTTACCCTGTTTGAGACTCCCATTAATTTAAAATAACAGAGGTAAAGTATGAAAAACGATAAAACTGTATCATCTAACCCTGATTGTACTTATTGTGGTGGTGATGATATAATAATAGATACAGATTCATTTGAACTAAAAATAGAACCTTGTCCTCTATGTTTGCCTGAATATAAGGTGACATAGATAGTTAACAATGTCTTAAATGTATTGGTTCAGAATAATACTGCCTATTGGGTGGGTAGTTAGTCTTTTAGAATCCGAGGCTAGCTACCTTCCTAAACATTTATATACTAAATAAAAGGAGCGTTCCATATGCAAGAAGAAATAGATGCGTATTTACAATCACTACTAGATATTACTGATAACAATTATGCTCAAGCTGCATACATAGTATGTCAAGAGATAGAGGTTAAAAGTAATAAACCCACAACACAATACAACAATTGATTGCAAAACGCATGGCAAAAGGGGAGGGAGTAGAATCATCTTCCTCCTTCCCTTTATATAAATTTAATAAAATAACAAGGAGATAAAAATGTCTGATAAAACAACTAAAGATAGAGAAATATGTTCATACCCAAAACATACTATGCCAACAAAACAATCATTTCAAAAAGATTTATGTAATTGGTGGATAGGTTATGCTTGCAGAGAAGAAGAATATGAAACAATAAACGATGTGATATGTGCTTTAACGAGATTAATGGATTATGTAATGGATGACCCTGAAGATGGTTATGGATTTAGTAAAGCATTAACTCCAGAAAGCAGATATGAAATAATTTATGCAGTACTTAGAAAGACAGTAAATAGTTTAATTGAATATGAAAGAATAAATATAAGAAAGGAGATATAATGTATTTAGATGAAACAATATTGCAAAGTAGAACAGCTATAAAACTGGTTAAAGTACTAGATGAAGTTTTTGATTGGGTTGAGCCAGTAGATGAGAAAGAATTTGGTGGCGAAGAATATGTAAAATTAAAAAGAGATGTAGAATTAATAAAGCATCTATCTGCTAAAGCAGTAAGAAAAAGAAGTTTTAAATAATTGAGTGTGATTAGCGTCACACGAAATAGTTATTGGGTGGACAAATTACTCACGTAGATAAACGTTGGCTGTCCTAGGCGGCCATAGAGCTCTTCTCAGGTCAATGCCACAAGTCCTAATAACAGGATGAACTTACTATATCAGATTATTCCAGATACAGAGGTGTAAAAACCAGAAGTTGCTGAATAATTAAGAACACTGGTAAGCAGTCTTTAAGCGTAGATATACGCAATCCACAGTTGATTCCTTCTAAGACTGGCTGTGGACTAGAATTATATATGCCCTGTGAGTCTCACGTGAGTATGAAACACGACTACCGAGCAAGGGCTTAAATAAGCCGAGGGAGTGGGTGTTATATGCTTGAATAACATAAAAAGGTCACTCCCCAGTT